AACCAAGAGGATATGATGCAAAAGGCAATCGAACATATGGTGCTCTTGCAGTTATGAGTTTGAAAGGCGATGTCAAAAAATCTCACCATGACTTAGATAAAGACCCAATCAATGAAGACTTACGCAATTGGTTTAGTAAGACACATCCAAAAGGCGATTGGGTTCGCATGAGCTCTACTGGTGAGATTAAAGGACCATGTGCAAGAGAACCTGGTGAACCAAAACCAAAATGTCTTGCGAGGGCCCGTGCTCACAGTTTATCTAAGAAAGAAAGAGCGGCCGCTGTTCGTGCAAAACGCCGTGCTGATCCTGATGCTGACCGACAAGGTAAACCAGTCAATGTTCGTGTGCCTGCTGATGTGAAGAAAGAATCTGTAAACGAATCTTATGACCTGTCTGATTCATCTTCACTCAATTTGCTTTTGTTAGGCAATCGTATTAGTGAAGTTGAATATCAAGCATTTGGTGAAGAAAAACAAATGAAGTTGTTCAAAGACAAGACAGGTAAAGTAAGAACATTCATGCTTCGTGCTGCTGCTGCAAGAGAGGCACACACAATGAATGGAACAGTAATACCATATAAGAATGGCTATGCAATTAAACTTAATGAGGAGAATGAAGATGTTGAAATTTCTAAAAGAACTATTGGGAATTGGATTAGTGAAAACAGAGAATCATCCATTAGACGGGTCTCTGAGAGTGCATCAGGAGAGAGCCCAAGACTTCTCTCAGAAGGTGTCACAGAACTCATCCCAGGTTCAGAATACGCCAGAGGATCGGGCCTCGAGCTCGTCCCGGCAAACAACAAAGAAACCGCAGCAGGGACAGAAACAAGGCCAAAAATCACACTCAACCAAATCAGGCAACGCAAGAAAACACAAACCCAAAGCGAGTCGATAGACAAAGGCATTGAACCTGGTTTGTCGATGGCAACATCTGGTGAGAACTTAACACGACCTTCTAACATTAAAAACAAACAAGTTAAGAAACCCTTTGAAGAAGCAATTGGTGCAGGTGGTGAAATTTCAAATTCAATTGCAGATAAGAAAGAAGATGAGTTGAAAAAAGTTGGTATTAATTTACAAGTATTCAAAGCAAAGAGACCAATAGGATGAAAACATTCAAGGCATTTATAGAAGAAGGTAGATGTTGGCCAGGTCATAAACCAGTGCCAGGTAAAAAACCTTACTCACCAGGTTCATGTGTCAAAGAAGATTGGCAAGATGTGAACAAGGCCGATAAGACTGATGGTCTGTCACAGAAGGCAGTTGATGCATATAGGCGTGAGAATCCAGGTTCAAAGTTAAAAACTGCGGTTACAACAGACCCATCTAAATTGAAAGCGGGTTCGAAATCCGCAAAGAGAAGATTGTCTTTCTGCCGCAGAATGAAAGGTATGAAAAAGAGACTGACAAATCCAGAGAACGCAAGAGACCCGGATAGCCCAATCAACAAAGCGCTTAGACGCTGGAACTGCTGATGGCACAGTATCGTAACGACCTAAAGATAATTGATTCGGGGCAAGTAACAACTCGTTTTGAGGTGTTCATGCTTGATGACCAGCTCACGCCTGGTGGAACAGTTACCGATTCTTTTGGTCGTATTCGTATGTCTGAACCTTACACTTTGTTCGACAGCACTTTTAGATATACTGATGATACACGAAATTGGACATATGCAAATACTGCCAATTCAACAACAGTAACACATAGTGCCAATAGTTCTTCTATGTTATTGACTGTTGGTACTGCAAACAATGATTCAATTATTCGTCAAACATCAAAGTATTTTATCTATCAGCCAGGTAAAAGTTTATTGACGATGAATAGTTTCACAATGCAACCAAAGACCAATGTCACACAAAGAGTTGGTTACTTTGATGCAAACAATGGAATTTATATTGAAAATACTGGTGATGAAACATACATTGTAAAGAGAAGTTACACGACTGGTTCTGTTGTTGAGACAAGAGTACCACAATCAGAATGGTCAGAGGACAGGTTTGATGGTACAGGTTATAGTAAAGAAACAATTGACTTCACTAAATCTCAATTGTTTTGGATAGACATTGAATGGTTAGGTGTTGGTTCTGTTCGTTGTGGTTTTGTAATCGATGGTCGTATTTTTACTGCACATAAATTTCATCATGCAAATATAATCACATCGACTTACATGACAACTGCAAGTTTGCCTATTCGTTATGAAATAAAGAATACCGCAAACACCGCAAGCAATACAACACTTGAACACATTTGTAATACAATTATTTCAGAAGGTGGTCACTCACCAAAAGTAATTACAAGAGCAGTGTCAACTGCACTCGTTGGTTTGAATATGTCTGCCACAGAATATAGACCACTTGTTGCATTGAGATTGAAAGCAACTCGTAACGGTGGAATTGTTATACCATCAAACTCTGTTTTATATGGTCTGCAAGCTGCACCTTTCAATTATAGAATATTACAAGGTGCAACAATTACTGGTGGTACTTGGGTGAGTGGTGGTCCTGAAAGTCATGCAGAATACAATGTAACTGCAACTGGACTTACTGGTGGAGAAGTATTATTGGAAGGTATATTTGTTGGTGGGTCAGGTGTTCAGGCCTCAGCAATTGATTTCAAAACACATAATTCAAGTTTTCAATTAAGAAATTTATTAAATGGCACAATGCAAACTTTTGTAATTGCAGCTATCGCAACAACTAACAACGATGATGCTATTGCGTCATTGTCTTGGGAAGAATACAACTAAGGAGAAAACCATGCAATTCGACAACCAAAAGACCCGTAATGTCGCAGATGTAGTGGCCAAGATTTTGGCTGGCGAATCTGCAAAACAAGAACCTCAGATGTTAGGCGAGGAACTTGTTGGCAATCAACACAAGATTGATGCCAATAAAAACAAAAAGATTGATGCACACGACTTCAAACTGCTTCGTGCTCAAAAAGACAAAGAAAAAGCAAACTCACAAAAGTTTGGTAAAGATGTAAAAGAAGAAACAGAACTTGCCGAGTCCCATTTCAAAGTTGGAGATAAAGTCAAGTGCAAAACTTCTGGTATGAAAGGTGAAGTTGTAAAACTCGACAAAGAAGAAGGTGGTGACGATGAGAAATACTACACCATTAAAAGAGAAGATGGTGAAATGAAAAAGATGGCACCTAACGAACTGACTAAAATCAATGAAGAAACAGAGATTGACGAAGCCATGTTCCCAGGCACCAAAGAGTATGAGAAGAAATATGGTCAGTCACCACAACAAAAACTGAGAAAGAAAGGCGACACAGTACCTACTGCTCAAGGTGAAATGAAGAAGACTGAAAAAGGTGTTATGCATACTCGCCGTTTCTCTGAAATGATTTCTGCATATCAAGAACAAGGTCTGAAATATATTGCTGAACTTTCTGTCGAAGAAGAAGCTTCACAAGAAGAATATGTAAAAGAAGTAAAGAAATCTCAAAACAAGTCTGAAGGTAAAGAGAAAGCCGAAGTTGCAAAGGCATCTGTGCAAGCAGTTAAAACTGAAGAAACACACACGAAAATTCAAGTTATCGACATGACTGATCCTGATAACATTCAGAAAAGTGAAATCGATTTAGAAGAGCGTCAAATGACCGAGCCAGAAATGAAGAAGCGTGAAGATATTGTTAAAGGTATGAAAAAAGGCATGGCAGGTTTCAAACAGAGATATGGTGACCGTGCAAAAGAAGTCATGTATGCAACTGCAACAAAACAAGCTATGAAGGACTAATGATGAAAAAGTTTAAGGAACTTAAAGAAGAAGTTTCTACACCACCAATTGGTGTTCGTAGTCTCTACACCAAGATGTATGCGAAACATGGTGGCACTGTTTCTCAGGCCAAAGACGCACAATCTAAGGCCTATGCAGAAGTTGAAAAGAAACATGGCAAAGAGATGCGTAACAGTTTAGAAGCTTATCACAAAAAGAATATGAACGAAGAAAAAGATGAAAGAGAATATGACTATGAAGGTGAAATGGTCAAATCTGATTTGCGTTCTATTATGGCCAATGCGGAAAGAATTACTGACTTGTTAGAAGATGACGATAATCTTCCAGAGTGGTGTCAAAACAAAGTTACTTTAGCTGAAGATTATATTTCGACAGTTGCCAACTATTTGACCGCAGAGATGAATGAAGAAGCAGGAGCAAGCAAAAAGAAAGAAGAAAAGTTTCATATGGATTTAGATAAACTCGTTCATAAAACTTTTGGTCATTCACCTGCTGAAAAGAAAGAAAAGATGAAAGAAGAAGTTGAACAGTTAGACGAAAAAAACAAACCAACTAATCCAGAACTTTGGTCCCGTGCTGTCTCAATGGCAAAACAAAAGTTTGATGTTTATCCTTCTGCATATGCCAATGGTTGGGCTGCTAAATGGTACAAGGAAAAGGGTGGTGGTTGGAGAAGTGTGAACGAAGAAAACTATGAAGTGACTGTCATGCACACCACAAAAGATGGTACCAAAGGCGAACACACTCATAAAGTTATGAATGCAGATGATGCTCGTCATGCAAAAAACATTGCACTTCAAAAACATGATAAGATGTTAAAGTCTAAAGGTCAAGAGGTTCGTGGCATGGGCACAACAACCGCTAAGATGATAGAAGCAAAAGAGAATGACTTGCCATTTACACCAGATAAACCAAAGAAAAAGTCTGTTGTTGTTGGTAAGAAACCAGAAGGGTACTCTGTTGCTCGACAGTTGGCCAGACAAGCCATGCAGAAACAAATTGACAAATCAAAGAAACCAATGAAAGAAGCAGAAGAAAAAGACTTGCCTTTCAAATCACAAACGAAAACGAAACAGGAAGTAATACCTGGTAAGTATGGTGCAGGTTATTCGATGGCCCGTCATCTTGCACGCCAGGCAATGCAGAAACAAATTGAAAAGATGCAGAAAAAGCCTATGAAAGAAGAATCAAACAAGGCTAAAATAGTAAAAGAAATGATGAAGAAAAAGAAAAATTCTTCTGAAGATGCCTTTCAGAACGAACCAGAGTTGTCATCTACATTAACCAAAGGTTTTTGACTGAAGGCATAAATATCATATAAATTTAATTCTTAGGAGAGAAAAATGTCTTTATGGGGTAACTTAGACGCTGCGAATAACGCACCTAAACACACCAATACAGCAGGATACGGTGGCGACACACCACAAGTAACTGCCAACGGTCAGGTCTACTATTCGAATACAGCAATCAATGCATTTATTGGGGATGCCGCTATCGGTGTCTTCGGAATAGATACAAGTGAACAAACCGCTGCGACTGCCGCACAAGGTGTTCCACAACACGCTGGTTGGGTCATTCGCAAAGTTGGCATGGGTCCAATTACAACAGTCACCGCCAATGCAGGTGCAGTTGGTGTCAATGCGACCATGACAATCACTGGTGGTAATGGCATTGGTGCAACAACAGGAAGCACACCAGGAACAGTCACGGTTTCTGTCAATGCAACAAATCATATCGTTTCTGTTGATGTGGTCGATGGTGGTCTGTATGCAAACACACCAGTAATCAATGCCATGTCGAACGCTGTGTTTACAATCACCATGGGTGGTCGTGCAAATCGTGTTCAAACTGAAACTGTTGTTGCCATGGGTTCGATGACTGGCGATGGTGGGAATGTTTATTAATGCGATTTAGAGAATATCTCCAAGAACTCGACCTGTCTGCTGTTGAAGATAGTCAGGCCGAGGACGCACACGAACCTACAGGTGAAGCATCTTCACAGATTACGAACCCTAGAATTCGTATGGAGATAAACTATCGTTTCACAAATGAATTGTATCAACCTTTTCTCTCTCCTGAAGGCGGCATACAGGCGATTCGTAAAGTGCTACACAGGTATGGTTTTGACATGCCGGCACTTTACGATGCCGACCCCGAAGGAGATGAAATTGTTTTTGAAGTAGACCAGTTCGGGCAAGAAAATTTGTCAACGAATCTCTACATTTTATATTATCTTACCGATGAAGGTCATTATGAATTTTTTGCTGAAGTGGGTGACAATGCAAGAATGGATGAACTAATGGCTGAAGGCGAGGAAGATAACGAAGAAATAGAATAAATGTCTTTTGATAATTTGACAAATGATAACATTATGTTATACTTGGTGAAAGCGTATGATAAACCAAATTGTATAATGAGTGAATTTAGTGATGACATGAAACGATTCAATTATTTGAAAAGATTGTTTCAGAGGTATCGCAAATATGATGAACTCAGAGAACAGTTGGTTCTCAATCATCTAGTAGTCATATACAATGTATTTGGGCCCGAAGTAGCAGCACGGGCATTATTTTTTAAGATGTCAAAAGAAGACTACTCGGCACTTAAAACTTATTTGATGTTTATTAATTGTATGCCCGAAAAGATTCGTGGTGTTAAAGGACAAGACATAGTTTCTTCTGACATTCCAGTAGATATGAAAATTGCAGAAGTGTTAAGACAAATTAAATGACCTGGTCAAACAAATACAAAAAGAGTATCGACTGTAGCAATCCAAAAGGATTCTCGCAGAAAGCACACTGTCAGGCCAGAAAATTAAGAAGTATGGGTAAGAAAACAGAATCGAAACCAGTCAACGAAGCAAGAGTAGACAAACACGAAGTAAGTGGCAAAGTTGTCATTGACGGTCATGTGTTTTCTGATGCAGGTAAATCTGGTCGTTCTACTTACGGAAGATACTCTGTAAAAGACCCAAACTATGTGAAAGACCCTAAAGAAGTTGGTATGCACAGAAATTATAGAACACCATCTTCATTGAATTTTTCAACTTTGTCTGATGCAAAGAAATGGGTCAAGACACAACCCAAAAAATCTAAAGAGGAAATTGACAGAGTGCATAAAAAACACGCCGACTTTGAAAAATCTATGAATGAAGATTTTGGTATAGCAAAGGCATTGAGTCCAATCACTCATAGAAAATCTTATATGCAAGCAAAGAAAACATTATCCGATGTTTTGAAACGAAAACAAGATTCTGGCAAAGGTAAACTATACTACGCTGCACAGATATCAAAAAGTTATCCTGGCGTAGATGCAAAGAAACTGGCCGCAATGCACGAAGACGCACCTGCAAATGCTGTGGGCGGTGGTGCAATTGCAGGTCTTGGTGTTGGACCCCAAGGTGAACCGGGTGTCAACATGAAAAAGAAAAAGAAAGTATTACCGTTTGCAATGTTTGTAAGAAAGAAGCCTAATCAATGATTGGTATTGGTGGTGCAATTAAGGCAATCGTATATCTTGCAATTGTAGTAGTGATTGCAGGTGGTTTGTGGTATGTAATGAATATCAAAGCCGACTTAGCCACATCTGAAGCAAACAATCAGAAATTACAAGATGCGGCTGCTGCACAAGGCGCATTGATTGAATCGATGCAGAAAGACATTGCACAGATACAAGAAACAAACAAACAGTTGGCAGAGCAAAACGAAAAACAAAAACAAGATGTTGCAACTCTGTCATCTAAATTTAGTAAGAGAGACTTCGGTGCTCTTGCCGCAGAAAAACCTGCCGTAGTAGAAAAGTTAGTTAATCGTGGTACTGCAAATGTGATGCGTTGTTTAGAACTTGCATCAGGCGCACCACTTAACGAAAAAGAGAAAAACGCAAAAACACCAACAGAGGCAAACCGTGAATGTCCGTCACTTATTAATCCTTCCTACACTGCTCCTAATTAGCGGTTGTGCTTCTTTTGGTTGGAACTCTAGCGTAAAACCTTTAGAAGTCAAAACGAAAGCAGTAGAAAGAACAAAGTTAAATCTATCTGAACCAACACCACTTAAAGGTCGTGAACTTGGTTGGATTATTATCACACCAGAGAACGCAGAACAAGTTTGGGCTAAATTAAAAGAATCAAATACAGATTTAGTTTTGTTTGCAATCACAGATGACGGTTACGAACAACTAGCATTATCAATGGCTGAACTCAGAAACTTTATTGCACAACAGCGTGCCATCATTATCAAATACAAGGAATACTATGAACCGCCTGAAACTCCTGTTAGTAAGTAGTATCATTACAATTCTGCCTGGCTGTGCCTTGTGGGATGCATATTTCATGGCAGGTTATGACAATCAAGAATATGCGCTTGTCAATACTATTCGCACCAATGCAGAACTGAATGTTGGTATGTGTAATGATTTTGAGGCATCAAAAAGAACTTTTGAATATCTCTACAGTAAAGGTTTAGAAGTTAAGAACTTTACACAGTATATTCCTGACAATGAAGATTCACACAAATTGGCAAGTAATATATACGAACTGACCAAACAAGGCAGAGATGCATACAACAGCACGGCTATCGTATCATCTACTTTTTGCAAACTTAAATTACAACAAATCGTGCGGGCAACTGATACTGCACAAAAAGTTATAGGGAGTAAACCAAGATGACCGACCTCGTAGAATTAGAATACACATTCAATGAAATCAATCGTGCGTTTGAAAATCACGAAATTTCTAAAGAAGAATACAAGAATCTTTTAGAAGGTTTAGAGATTGAAAAGGCAGTCACAATGAATGCCGAAGAACTTCAGCGCAAAGAAGAACTGAACAAGCTCATTAATGCCGCAATTACAGTTGTTTCCGCAGTAGCATAATGTATCCAGAAGAACAAAAACTTCACGATATTGAATTGAAAGTGGGTCTTCTACAGAAAGATGTAGAGTTGAACGACCGTCTTTGCAATAAACTCTCTGAATCAATCACAAAGATTCAGGAACTAAATGTAAATCTGATGCAGATGATTAGATTGCATGAACAAAGACACGAACAACACGAAAAGACAGAGGCCGATTTGAAAGACGATATCAAAGAGTTGCATTCTCGCATTACTACCGTGAATCGAGAATTGCATGAAAGAATTGACCAAGTCGAACGGCACATTACCGAACGGCTCGATGCCATTCGTTCTGACCTTGCCAGTCACAAAAAGAACGATGAGCCTAAGGTAACACAGATATTAAGAGAGATGGATCGTTACAAGTGGATGATTCTCGGTGCCGCAATCGCTGTGGGTTGGATTCTTGGCAATGTTAATCTAGGTGTTCTCGGCACACTTATCAAATAGTATTGCGTTTTTGTTGCAGGTCTGTTATATTATGTTTCTATGTCACTCCCTACTGATTCAAAATATGTTCGTCTAATTTCTTCTCGCTTGCGTAATTTCAAGCAGAAGAAAGATTACCTTTGGAACTTTTCTTGCCCCTTTTGTGGTGATTCTCAAAAGAACAAAACAAAAGCCCGTGGGTATGCATTTCAAAAAGGTAACAATCTTTTCTTTCGCTGTCACAATTGTGGAGTATCTACGAATGTCGGTAATCTCATCAAACAGGTCGATGATTCACTACACAAGGAGTATGTTCTCGAGCGATACAGGTCCGGTGAAACCAATAACACCCGTAGCGCCAACACCATCCTCAACATCACGCCACCGAGATTTGATAAAGTCGCAAAACAAAAAATCTTCGAACACGGCGAATGGCTCAGCAATTTACCAAGTGGACATTTTTGTCTAGAATATGCGACAAATCGTAAGATTCCGTCAAATTTTTACGACAAGTTACTGTTTACGCCTCACTATAATCAATTCGTTACGACACTCATACCCAATCATGGTAAACAGATTCTTGATGATGCAAGGCTTGTAATTCCTTTTTATGATGAGTATAATGACTTGATTGCAATCTCTGGTCGTGCGCTAGAGACAAGTGACAAGACATTGAGGTATGTGACTATTCGCACGAATGAATCTGATGCGAAACTTATCTATGGCATGGATAGAGTAGATTTGAAGAAGAAGGTGAAAGTTGTTGAAGGTCCAATCGATTCTTTGTTTTTGACTAATTGTGTGGCGAGTGGTGATGCGAATTTATCGTTGACGGCAAAAGATATTGACGCCGAGGAAAAAATATTAATTTTTGATAACGAACCACGCAATAAAGAAATAGTGAAGATGATGCAAGATGCAATCAAGTTACGATACAATGTTGTCATTTGGCCGAATAGTGTTCAAGGCAAAGACATAAATGAGATGATAATGAATGGAATTTCACAGGACGAGATTGAAAGAATTATAAGTAGTAACACATTTAGAGACATTGAGGCGCAATTGAAAATGAACATGTGGAAGAAACTATGAAGGTAGAATTGATATCATACACACAACCGGCGATGTATTTTGCTGAGAACACAACAGAATTGGTTGCTTTCTGTGCAAGGGTGTCGAACCCTAGCAATCAATCAAATAAAGATACATCTGAGAAGTTAATTCGTTATCTGATTAAAAATCAACATTGGTCGCCATTAGAGATGGTCAACATGTGCTTAGAGATAGAAACCACAAGAGATATCGCCAGACAAATGCTACGCCATCGTTCATTTTCTTTCCAAGAATTTTCACAGCGTTATGCTGACCCAACAAAAGAATTAGATTTCGTGACCCGTGAAGCAAGATTACAGGACGAAAAGAATCGTCAAAACTCCATTGAAACTGCTGACGCAAAGTTACAGTCAGATTGGAATTATCATCAGAGCAGAGTGATTACCGCTGCGAAAGAAGCCTATGCATGGGCTATCAAAAATGGTATCGCAAAAGAGCAGGCTAGGGCTGTTCTGCCCGAAGGCAATACTGTCTCTCGTTTGTATATGAACGGAACCTTGCGTAGTTGGATCCATTACATACAACTCCGTTCAGCAAATGGCACACAGAAAGAACACATCGAAATAGCAAAGAAATGCGCTGAAGTAATTGCCACGGTATTTCCCATGGCGAATGAATTTGTAGAACAATAATAATAATTGGAGTTATTGCATGTCTGATATTGTCCACGGCATTACCGTTGATTTTTCCCGTGATTCTTTGTTTGATGATTTGGGTATTAAAAGATTAAAAGAAAGCTATATGAGAGAGGACGAAACCTCTCCGCAGGAAAGGTTTGCATATGTCTCGCACTCGTTTGGTTCCAATAAGGAACATGCCCAGCGTCTATACGATTATTCTAGCCGCCATTGGCTATCTTATAGCACTCCCATTCTTAGTTTTGGGCGGTCTAAGCGTGGTCTTCCTATTTCTTGCTTCTTGCCATATCTTGACGATAGTGCAGAGGGTCTGGTCGACACACTTGCAGAAGTAAACTGGTTATCAATGTTAGGAGGTGGTGTTGGAATCGGTATTGGTATTCGTAGTGCTGATGACAAATCTGTTGGTGTTATGCCTCATCTACGCACTTATGATGCTTCTTCTCTTGCTTACAGGCAAGGTAGAACTCGTAGAGGCAGCTATGCTGCTTATCTTGATATTTCCCATCCTGATATTCTTATCTTTTTAGAGATGCGTAAGCCAACAGGCGACCAGAATATGCGTTGTCTGAATCTGCATCACGGCATTAACATTACAGATGACTTCATGCATTTGATTGAGAGATGCATGTTGGATCCGAACGCAGATGATACATGGCAACTCAAAGACCCACACTCTGGTGAGGTTCGTGATACAGTTCCTGCTCGTGAATTGTGGCAGAGAATTTTAGAAATGCGTATGCAAACAGGCGAACCATATCTGCATTTCATTGACACATCTAATCGTGCAATGCCAGAGTTTCAAAAGAACTTGGGTCTGTCAATCAAACAATCTAATCTTTGCTCTGAGATTATTCTACCAACAGACAAAGAAAGAACTGCTGTCTGTTGCCTGTCTTCATTGAACCTAGAATACTTTGATGAATGGAAGAATGAACCTCTGTTTCTCAAAGACATTGCAGAGATGCTCGACAATGTTCTGCAATACTTTATTGACAATGCACCTGATACAGTTGGTCGTGCAAAATACTCTGCAATGCGTGAAAGGTCGATTGGCATTGGTGCATTGGGTTGGCATGCCTATCTTCAAAAGAACAGTATCGCATGGGAGTCTGCATTGGCAACTTCTGCAAATCACAAAATCTTCAAACACATTCGGTCACATCTCGACAAAGCCAATCTTGAACTTGGCAAACAAAGAGGCGAGGCACCTGATGCTGCAGGCACGGGCCTTCGTTTCTCACATATGCTTGCGATTGCACCGAATGCATCGTCATCTATCATCATGGGCAATACAAGTCCATCTATCGAACCATTTAGAGCCAACGCATACAGACAAGACACCCTTTCTGGTGCGTTTCTAAACAAAAATAAGTACCTTGACAAAATCATAAAGGAGTTGTGTGAGAATGACAGTAAACTTGACTACAATGAGATTTGGTCCTCAATTATCGCCAATGACGGAAGTGTTCAACATCTCGACTTTCTCGATGAATGGACAAAAGATGTGTATAAGACCTCGATGGAAATTGACCAGAGATGGTTGGTGGACCATGCAGCTAACCGACAGAGTTACATTGACCAAGCGCAATCTGTCAACCTCTTTTTTCGACCAGATGTTAACATAAAATATTTACATGCGGTACACTTTCAGGCATGGAAACAGGGATTGAAAACGCTTTACTACTGCCGTTCAGAGAAACTTGCAAAGGCAGATAAAGTGTCAAAACGAATTGAAAGAGAAGTCATTAAAGAAATCGATTTGAAACAACTGGCAACAGAAGATGTCTGTTTGGCCTGTGAGGGGTAGATGAAATACAAAAGCATATTCATTAGTGATGTGCATTTGGGAACGAAAGATTGTAAAGCAGAATTACTGAATAATTTTTTGAAACACAATACATGCGAAACGCTTTACTTAATCGGTGATATAATTGATGGATGGAAGATACAACAAAACAAGTGGCGATGGAAACAAAGTCACACCAATGTCGTGCGAAGAATATTGGGTTACGCAAAGAGAGGCACAAGAGTTATCTACATTGCGGGAAACCATGATGAATTTCTCAGACCAATGCTGCCGTATGGGTTCAGTTTTGGCAATGTGGAAATCTTCAATCAGTATGAACACATTGGCATTGACGGCAAAAAGTATTTGGTCACTCATGGCGACCTATTTGATGGTATTACACGCCTTGCGCCCTGGCTCTCGTTTCTAGGCGACAAAGCATATGATTTCGTCCTCTATCTTAACACTAAGTTTAATTGGATTCGTCATCGACTTGGTTTTGGTTACTGGTCTCTTTCTAAGTATCTCAAAATCAAAGTTAAGAAAGCAGTAGATTTTATATTTCAGTTTGAGAAGAACCTTGCGGCATATTGTAAGAGAAAAGGTTACGATGGTGTGATTTGTGGTCACATACACAATGCAGAGATTAAAGAAATAGATGGTGTAGTCTATATGAATGATGGCGATTGGGTTGAATCATGCACGGCACTTGTTGAACATATGAATGGTAAATGGGAGTTAATTACCTGGACAAAGGAGATACAAGGTGTGGCTGATGATTCTACTAGCAGTTCACATAAACAATCCAAGCGACATACCGGGCAAAATAACGATGGAGTTCAAGACACAACAACAATGCCTTGATGCATTACAAACGATGCAGTATTGGTTAAAGTTTGAATCATTTAAGGTAGAAGGTCGTTGCGAGAAGATATGAGAGTTGCAATTATCACCGATGCATGGGAACCACAAGTCAATGGTGTCGTGCGAACATATCAAAACATCATCAAAGACATGCATAAAGTTGAAGTCATTCACCCATACTTGCCTGGTCTGAAAAGATTTGCACTACCAAACTATCCTGAAATTGAAGTAGTCTACAACCCATGGGAAATCAAAAAGAAGTTGTGGATATTGATACACGAAGGATATCATATTCACATTGCGACAGAAGGACCTTTAGGATTATATGCAAGAAAATTACTGGCCAAAAGAAATTATACATATACAACAAGTTTTCATACCTTATTTCCTGAATTCATACAGAAACAATTTGGCTTACCTGCGAAGTTATTCTACCCATACTTCAGATGGTTTCATAAAAAATCAAAGCACATATTAGTACCAACAAATGGTATGAAGTATAAGTTAGAACAGTTAGGATTCAAAAATATCAGAGTATGGACAAGAGGCGTAGACTTTGAAATATTTAATCCAAGAAGACGGCAGGCAACAAAACCTTATATTGTCTGCGTTTCTCGGGTATCAAAAGAAAAGGGTCTTGACGATTTCTGTCAATTGAAGTATAATCGTAAAGTTCTCATTGGTGATGGACCTTATTTGGAAGAATTAAAGACGAAGTATCCTGATGTTGAATTTGTAGGAAAGAAAGAAGGCGTAGAGTTAGCCGAATGGGTCGCAAGTGCTGATGCATTTGTATTCCCATCAAAGGCAGATACTTTTGGCATTGTAATTCTAGAGGCACTGGCATGTGGCACACCCGTTGCGGCATATGATGAACCAGGACCAAGAGAAACGATTTTTAATGGATTGAATGGGCAATACGGAGATGATTTACAGAAGGCAGTAACAGTATGTTTGTCATTAAATCGTGGTGATGTTCATAGTTCATCACGAAACTGGACATGGCAAAGAGCAAAACAACAATTTTTAGAGGCAATGCAATGATAAAGAAGAAACACGATATTACAGAAGAAAGAGACAGCTTTAAGCCGTTCGCATATCCATGGGCATACGAAGCATGGTTGAAACATGAACAGGCTCATTGGTTACATTCAGAAGTTCCAATGTTAGAAGATGTCAAAGATTGGAAGAACAAACTCACTAAAGAACAGAAACAATTTTTGACCCACATCTTTCGTTTCTTTACGCAAGGTGATATCGATGTTGCTGGTGGTTATGTTAAAAACTATCTGCCATACTTTGCACAACCAGAAGTTCGTATGATGCTTCTTGGCTTTGCTGCTCGTGAGGCATTGCACATTGCTGCATATTCGCATTTGATTGAAACACTTGGTCTGCCAGATACAACCTACAATCAGTTTCTGGCCTATCAAGAAATGAAAGACAAGCATGACTATGTGAAAGATTTGTCTGCACAGAATACAACGAAACAGAATACTGCAAAACACATCGCCGTGTTCTCTGCATTTACTGAGGGCATGCAATTGTTTTCATCGTTCATCATGCTGTTAAACTTCCCACGCCATGGTCTGATGAAGGGCATGGGTCAGATTGTTACATGGTCGATTGTTGATGAAACGATGCACACCGAGAACATGATTAAGTTGTTCCGCACTTACATACAAGAGAACAATGAGATTTGGAATGATGAATTGAAATCTGAAATCTATGTTGTTGCAGAAAAGATGGTAGAATTAGAAGACAAGTTCATTGACCTTGCATTTGAGATGGGTGACATGCCAAATCTAACCGCAGAAGATGTGAAGACATATATTCGTTATATTGCAGATAGAAGGCTCATAAGTATGGGTATGAAAGGTATCTTCAAAGTTAAGAAGAACCCACTACCTTGGGTAGAAGAAATGATTAACGCACCAATTCACGGTAACTTCTTTGAGAATCGTGTAACAGACTATGCAAAAGGTGCTCTGTCTGGCAATTGGGATGATGTTTGGGGGAAAGCAGCATGAAAAAACTATTCGTAGCAGGACTCGCATTTGTATCACTCACCGCATTTGCAAATCCACATACATTCAAAATTACAAGAGTGATTGACGGTGACACAGTAGAGTTTCAGGCAGACTTTATGCCTGATCCTCTGCCAAAGAAACTGTCGATTCGTGTTCTTGGCGTAGATACACCTGAGAAAGGTCATCGTGCAGAGTGTCCGAAAGAAGCTGCTGCGGCTGAGAAAGCATCACAGTTCACAAAAGATTCACTCAACAATGCAATCAAAGCAGGTCAACCAATTCAAATTCTGTTAGAGAAGCACGACAAGTTTGGTGGTCGTGTGCTGGGTGATGTTCTTATCAATGGTCAAAGATTATCGGCCATGTTAATTGCCAATGGTCATGCAAGACCTTATCATGGCGAAAAGAAAACTTCATGGTGTAACTAAATGAATGTTCATCATACTTGCGACAATTGTGATTCTGAGTTCACAATTAAATACAATCAAGATGAAACTGAAGATGACCCATCCTTCTGCCCGTTCTGCGGTGAAATGCTAGTGGACTTTGAAGAAATTGAAGATGACGAATGACTTGGTATTTTCACAATACTACAGAGGAATTCACAGAGGATAAGATAGGCAACAATTTCGGTTTCGTCTATCTTATCACCCACACACCCACTGGTCGTAAATATGTGGGTAAAAAGTTCTTTTCTAAAGCAGGCTACAAACAAGTCAAAGGTAAACGAAAGAAGATTCGTAAAACCTCTGATTGGGAAAAGTATTGGGGTTCAAACAAGGAACTGCAAGAAGAAGTAAAGAAGAACGGGGAAGAACAATATACCCGTGAGATACTGCATCTTTGTAAAACTCGTAGTGAATGCTCTTATTATGAAACTTGGGAGATATTTACTCGTCATGCACTTCTAGGTGATGGTTACTACAATGCATGGGTATCCTGTAAGATTCGAAAGGATCATCTCATCAAAAGCGACACCCATACTTATGAAATTCTCAAAGAAGAAAATCACAAAGAAGGGAAAACATAGCAAAGTATTCCTTAAATTATGTTGCAGAGCAATATAAAAGCATATATAATATTAGTGTGATGCTCAGAGAGGTCACGATTCTACTTTACATTACTTTAAGGAATATTACCATGTTTTCATACGCTAACGCTTTCATTGATACCATTCAATCGGCTAAGTCTAACGCTCTCCGCACTATCGTTACGGATGTCAAAGTTCGTCAACCAATGCAAGATTTCATTGATGCACAGACTACCTTTGCCAAGTCTATGACCGACATCGCTGACAAGTTCTACAGTCAAGTTACAGAGCAAGTCGAGAAATTTACAGGCAAGAAGTAATGAAATCTTTCTTTCGAAAATTCTACTGTATCTGCAAAGAGATTGGTTTTGCCAAGGCTGCTGCTGAACTCGCAAGAGCAGGTAAGCACGAAGAAGCAAAAGCCATGATGCTTGCAAGAGATGCCTGTAAGAAGTGCTAATGCGAATAGTAGAGCTTCATCAAATCTATACTGACATGATGGTGGAGCTCTACTACAAGTTTCGTTATGGCCACGCATGGCGCTGGTATCAGTTAAACTATGAAGTCAATCGAGAGTTTTTACCCTAAATTTGAGTTTGCATACATAATAGAGTATGCGAAACACTCAACCAACGAAAAGACAACCTACAAAAAAGTTCCTCGACATGGCACTCAAAACCAAGTCATGGCAACCTGTCGCACGAAATGGTTGGATTGTTAAATTTTCAGTATACAGAGACACAAATGTTCTGTTGACAGTCATTTCGCAATACACAGGTCAGGTCATCATGCGTCACTTCACAAACGAAGATGATGCCTGTATGTTCATCAATTTAGTCATAGAATTAGATGCTGACGAAGAATATGAATTATAAATACACTAAATAATGTATTCATTCTAGGAATTCTTCATGGCTCTCAGTCGAATCACAGCAGCTTCAATCGCAGACGGTACAGTAGTCGCAGCAGATATTGCTGACGGTGCGGTTACAGGCCCAAAGTTAGGCGCCACCTCAATCAATGCAAACAATATTGTAGATAGTTCAATAACATCTGGTAAAATTGATACTATTGCAAACACTCAGTTAACTGGTACAATTACGACTGCACAATTAGGTACTGGTGCAGTCTCAAATACAAAAATAGCATCTGGTGCAGTCGAACAGTATTTTGCTGATACTGGATATGAGACACAGTTTCGGAACCGCATCATCAACGGGGACTGTAGGATCGCACAACGAGGCACTGCGGCGGTGACGGCAAGCGATGATTTTCCTGTTGACCGCTTCAAAATGAGTAATGCGACTGACGGTGCGTTTAGCGCAATTCAAGATTCATCTGCTCCCTCTGGATTTATAAATTCTCTAAAGTGGACTGTTACTACTGAAGACGCAACTATTGGTGCTGACCAGTATGCAGTAGTTCGTCAGATTATTGAGGGTAACAACTGCGCTGATTTGGGATGGGGTGCGGCCGGCGCAAAAACTGTGACCCTGTCATTCTGGGTTCGCTCTAGTGTTACTGGAACATTTGGGGGTGCATTGCGAAACGCTGATGCGAATAGGGCGTACCCATTTACCTATTCTATTTCTGTTGCAGACACTTGGGAATATAAAACTATAACTGTTGCTGGTGATACAAGTGGAACATGGGGGACAGGGACAGGAGCAGGGATTACCGTGTTTTGGTCATTGGCAGCGGGGTCAAACTTTGCTGGAACCGCTGGTTCATGGTCGGCAAACCAATACCTTGGTGCAACAGGTGAAACAAACCTAATGGCAACTCTCAACGCCACTTGGTACATCACCGGCGTTCAACTAGAAGTCGGCAGTGTCGCAACCCCGTTTGAGCGGCGACCTTACACAACCGAACTGCAACTTTGCCAGCGATATTTTCAAAGAAATGTTCTTGCTGAAAACGATTATCCATTTTCGTCTGGGTATGCTTATTCAACCAATGGGATGGCAGGGTACTTGCCATTAGCGGTTGCAATGAGGGCGCAACCCACCGCAACAATCGTAGTCGGCATGGGTCTTAGGGGAGGCGGGTTAGGTAATCAAGCATTGTCTTCGTTGGGGTCTATTTATTATAGCGCAAGTGCTTCAGTTATTTTTTGCAATCCAACCACAACTGGAACTAATTTAACTGCATCGACTGCATATATTTTAGTCAACAATAATCCAAATAGCGGATTCACTCTTTCAGCGGAGTTGTAAATGTATAAATTACTTAACAACCAGAACGGACAACCTGCCTCAGTTTTGCTAATTGAGCAAAAAGCATCCATACCCTTCGACCCCGCCAACACAGACTATCAGGAATACCTGAAGTGGCTTGCGGAAGGCAACGAACCAGAACCTGCTGACGAACCAAATCCCTAACTAAATCAAGCACCTACACGGTGCTTGACAAACCCTTTCTGCCGTGTTATAATGACAATATGATTATTACTGGCAAAATCAATTCAATCATGCGGCAAGCACTAGAATACTATGCTTGCCGTCTTTTCACGCATCAACTCTCCCGCCACATAGAAGTCAAAGTCACACAAAGAA